CGCGGTCACAAAACGCAAAGGTCGAAAGCCTATTGAACTGTCTACGCCAGAGCCCGAAGGACCTGAGACGCCTCCGGAACTGGCGGCTGCTGCCGCAAGAGGATGGCCTAAGTGACACCCGCAGAAGTTATAGGCGAAGTACGTAACATCATTCAGGATACGCGCCTGCCGTACCGGTATAGCGATACTGTTCTGTTGGGGTTTGTTAACCAAACTCTCAAGAAGATTGTTACGTTTCGACCTGATGCGTTTTCTTACATAGGAACAATTTCAACTACAGCCGGAAGTGTATTGCAGTCTCTCCCAGCGGATGCTGTTCGATTAGTAGAGATATTTCAAGTTACTAACGGCAACGCGGTTACCGAGGCCAATCGTGAAACTCTGGACCAGATGTATCCGGGGTGGGTGTCCGAAGCCGCTGGAACGCCTGTAAATTTCATGCGCCATCAACGTAATCCTACGCGGTATTTTCTTTATCCGAGACCGGCTGCAGGTATAACTCTTGTTGGCGAATACGTACAAGCCCCACAGACATACACAATAAACCAAACAATTACCCTTATACCTGATTCGTTTTTCCCTATAGTAGTTGACGGAACAGTTTACCTAGCCGAATCAGTGGATAACGAACACGTAAACAGTGAACGTGCTAAGCTATTTTACAACGCATTTATTGAAAGTATGGGGGCTTCTCTTGGGTCCCGCGTTATTTCTGATGTTGAGAGCGGCGCAGTTCAGGTGTAAAAATGGTAGACCGCACGTTCCTTTCGCTAGTCCCAAAAGTAAATACGAGCGTGCCCGGCTGCCCGCAACAAACACTTTTGGAATATATAAGAGACGCTGCTATACGAGTATGCGAGAGAACGCTCGCATGGCGTTATGAACAACCTAAGTTTTTTCTTCTTCCCGGGGTTCACGAATACACTTACTACAAACCAGTTACTGCGGATGTGCACGCAGTCTTTGGTGTATTGATGAATGATAAGCCGCTTAAGCAACGTACCCTTGAGCAAGCGCTGCAAGCACATCCTGAGTGGGCGGACCTTTATAGCGGGGAAGACCCCAGCGTAGTCTGGAGCTTGACGCCCCCGGGCACGTTTAACTCTTTTGAGTATAACGAAGCGCTTTTTAACGAGAACTCAGGGTTTGTTTTGCCACCTGAGATTGTGGCGAAGTCAGGAACTCCAGACACAATTTGTCAGGTTACGCCAGATAAGTACATCGTGTTGCCGCTACCTAATGGCGATGAACGATATAGCGTGCGTATGTTCTATGCACTAAAGCCAAAACGCACCGCTACGGGTATGGACGAAGTCGCCTTCAACGAACTTGAGGATGTTATTGTTCACGGCGCACTTCAGCACTTGCTAGTTCTCCCTAACGTGCCTTGGATGGATAGAGACTTGGCGTCGTATCATGCCAGACAGTATAGCTTCCATTTGTCTGAGCGAAGAGCGCGGTCGAATATGGGGAATGTTCGCGGGTCTATGGCCGCAAGAATGCAACCGTTTTAGGTGACACATGGTCGTTAAGCTTAAGAATAATGCCTCTACGACTATACCAAACGTAGTTGAATCCTCTGCTACAGAGATAACTGTAGCAGCCAACACCGGAAGTGTGTTCCCGTCTCTTACAGCAGGCGATTATTTTTATGCTACAATTGCAAGTGTAGAAAATGATTATGAAGTTGTAAAAGTTACCGCCAGATCAGGCGATGTGCTGACTGTTGTACGGGCGCAAGAAGGAACACTAGCGCTTTTGTTTCCTCGCAATAGTCAGATTGCGCTTCGTGTAACAGTTCAAAACTTGCAGAGCATTGTAGACGACCTGAACTTCTTGTTGCTCTAGGGTCGCCATGACCATTGTATTGAAGAACAATGTCGTCGGGTACTTAGCTGTTGCTGCAAGCGCTGGCGACACGGTTCTTCGTTTGCGTCTGAACGATGGTCTTAAGTTCCCGTTTCTTGAACCGCTTCAATACTTCTATGCCACGCTGACCTCTGCCACGCAGGGTGACGCGATGGAAATTGTTAAAGTTACTTACCGAATGAACGACAACCTCAGCGTTGTTCGGGCACAGGAAGATACTACTGCCATCGCGTTTCCAGTTGGCGCTAAAGTAGAACTGCGGGTGACAGCCAAGTCCATCAAAGACGCCATTGGCGAGGTGGACGTAACATCTAACGTAGAAGCGGCGCAGGCAGCAGCGCAGGCAGCAGCAGGATCTGCCGCAAGTGCAAGTACAAGCGCAACCGCTGCGGGGTCTTCTGCGCAAGCAGCGCTTACATCTGAGACAAATGCAGCGTCAAGTTTTCAGGCCGCGTCTGCTAGCGCCGGGCAGGCTAGTACGTTTGCAAACCAAGCTTCGCAGTCGGCGAGTAACGCAGCAGGGTCTGCGTCTGCTGCGTCTATATCCTCTGGTACGGCGGCAAACAGCGCATCTAGCGCTGCCGGTTCGGCAGATAGCGCATTGGGGTCTGCTAACGCTGCAAGTATATCTGCAGGAAACGCTTCTACTTCAGCCACACAGTCTTCGCAGTCGGCAAGTAACGCAGCAGGATCTGCGTCTGCCGCTCAGATATCTGCTACGACCGCAGCGTCGAGTGCGTTTAACGCAGCCGGGTCAGCTTCTGGTGCTTTAGGGTCTGCTAACGCTGCAAGCGCGTCGGCGTCTTCTGCCTCAACCTCTGCGTCACAGTCTTCGCAGTCGGCGAGTAACGCAGCAGGATCTGCGTCTGCCGCAAACATATCTGCTATAGCAGCGGCGGCAAGTGAGTTTGCGGCAAGCGGGTCTGCCAGCGGAGCTTCGTCGAGCGCTTCGGCGGCATCTACATCAGCGTCTCAGGCGGCTACATCGGCGAGTGCTGCAGGGGCGTCTGCTACAGCTTCTCAGGGGTTTGCCACCACAGCGCAGGGGTACCGGGACGACGCGCTCATATATAGAAATGACGCGCTGGGGTACAGGGATGCGGCATCAAGCTTTGCCGACGCAGCAAATAATTCCTCAGTTCTTGCTGACGGATACAGAGCAGCGGCTGCTTCAAGCGCCACGCTTTCAGCAAATTATGCCAAGCAGGGCGGCGTAGCCTATACCGTTTCTGATTTTGTGGCGGACGGGTTGTTCTGGACTACAGCGTTTGGAGGGTCTCCTACAACAGTAGCAGATCCGCCTGCTGCGTATACCTACACCGACGTAGCTGCTGTTGGGCGCGTTGCTCGGGTGTCTTTGTCTGCCGGCGATAGCTACCTCCAACCGAAGGCAGTGTTTCAACCTGTTGTAGGCAGGAAGTATCGCGCTCGCGTTTCAGCCAAGGTGTTCTCTAATGCCACCGGAGGAGGAACACTTACAGGTGCGTTTTATATAAACGGCATGAACGCAAGTTTTGTTCATACCGATCCGTCTTCTGATTGGACATCTGCTCCCGATGGTTCACGGGTTTCGATTAAAAGCCCGTTTGTAGAAGCAGATGGTGTAGTTAATTTTGGCATTATTTATACCTGCACAGCTGTTAGTTCTAACAGTGCGTATTGGCGCATTCGTTTTGGAATGGCTAGATCCGGTGGGGCTGGCGGCGTAATTGAAGTACGTGAATTTTTAATCGAAGAAATTACAGATATAGCAACTACAAATGCTACGATAACAACTCTCCAACAAACTGTTTCGGACGGAGATCAGGCGAACGCAACGTCGATTACCAACCTGTCCGCAAGTTTTGGTACTGGATTGGCGTTCGGAGCAAACGCCTGCCCTGATAGTAATTTCGACAACATCGATGCGGTGTGGACCAACCTGTACACGCAGTCTGGTTCTTTGGCCTCCAAGTCAGTTGTCACGAGTGCGGGCAAAAGATTTCTCCGTCGGCAGAACACAGGAATGACGGTTGGTCATCAGTCTAACCTTGGCGTCGGCTACACGTATGCAACGCCATGCAGCGTCGGGCAAAGACTGGAATTGTCAGCCTATGTTTCGTTTACCAACTGTAGCAGCGCTAGTCTGATGGCGGACTGGTACGATGCTTCAGGAAATTATATAACTTCTTCTACAGTCGTAAATGGTATGACAAACAACGCCAGATCTGGCGGGTTTGTTACAGCGCCCGTTTTAGCCGAACGGGTAGCTCTTAACGTAATTGCTTATGCATCTGCTGCGACCAACGAATATCAGATAACCGAACCATATCTGCGCAAAGTGTCCAGTTCGCAGACGGCGTTGAGTCCGTATGAGAGGTCTGTTGATCCGGGTACGTTCGCTGCCATTACGACCGAAGCAAACGCAAGAGCGGCGGCGGACAGTGCACTTACGACAACAACTACAACACTGACAGCGCGAGTGGCCGGGTCTGACTTGGCGATCAACAGCAACCCGACATTCACAACATATACCAATACAACAGGCGTTCCAGATGATTGGAGTACTTGGGAGGGAGGGGAAACAGGCTACCGCGTCGCAGGTATTGCACCAAAAGTCTACGCATACAGGATCGCAGGCACAGCTAATCTCAACCGGGGGCTCCAACAATATGTTGGTGGTAGGGTTACGCAAGGATGGCATGTTTTAGAGTATGACGTGACGCTTAACTCAGGGACCTTTTCTGGGGCTGGCGGGCACTTAAACTGGGGGG